AGTTTGTCTTGGTAACATATTAATGTTAAAACGGAAGTCGTGATAACTTTGCAGTAAACGTACTTGATATCCAAATGGATCAAATAATAATTTACCTTTTACAGGGTGCTGAATAAACGCAAACTTACGAGCAAAGTACAAGTATCCATCTTTTGGATCCATGCATTTCTTTAAGTCGTCAATCTGCGCCTCAGTATATGTATCTCTGGTATGTGCCTTTTTTGTTAAGACACCGTCTAAACTCTTTGTTGCCATACTATTATTTACTCAAAAAAATACCCGCCGGAGCGGGTATTGAATGTTGTTGTGACGTTTATTATTATTATTATTCTTACTTAGACTGCTATTTAGTGGTTACCGCAACTACTTGCGTATAATTTTTCGAATTTTTCTTTACCACATTCGTATTGTGCATTAATTTTTTTATACATTTCATTCTTTGCACATCCACTTGCGTCAAGTCTTTTCATTTCTTTTTTACAACCAGCTTCGTCGAAACTATCTTCTTTTGCTTCGCCAAACTTTTCAGCAAACTTAGCTTTTAATTCTTCTTTAATCTTATCTTCAAGTGCCATTGGATTATCACCACCTGCTACTTTTGGATATGATTTCTTTTCTTTGTTAAGTCCACCTGCTAAGTCTTTAGTCATAAACTTTGTGTCTTGATGTTGTTCATCTGGACTGTTAGCATAGTCTTCTGATGCAGGCTCATCTTGCATTGTAAGTTTTTTTGGCATGTCACTTGGCATTGGCATTGGACCATCTTTTGGACCGTCCATCTTTTTCATAATGTCCATTGACTTCTCAATGTCACCACGCATACCTAAACTTGGCATTGGCTTTGGATCTGGATTAAGATCTTTGTCACCTAATACTTTAAATAGTTCACCTACTTCTTGTGGACTATCACCTGTTAATGAAATATTCATTGATGCCGCTTCGTTAAGGTCATCAATTTTTTTATAAATGTCTTCTAGTTTCATATTATTTGCTCCCCATTGGGCTTTTGCTTTGTGGTTCGCCCATATCTTGAATTTGTTCTTTGTTTGGTTGAATGCTTCCTATTGGATCATTCTCTCTTTCTTTACGTGCTTGTTCTAGCTCTGCTAGTAAGCCCATAACTCTTTCGCCTGTTACTTGCTTATGAACTGCTGGATCTGATTCTGGTAAGTCGCTACCTAGTGCTGGCTCATAAACTTTATTGTATTCTTGATCTTGGTATTCCTCTTGTGGAGCATCTAAGTTTCTTACAATTAAGTGTGATGTTGGTAACCCACATGACTGTGTTAAGTATTCTGCTAACACAGGTGCAATAGTAGGATATGCTAATTCACATTCGCAATAGTTAACTTCCATGTTTTGTAACTGTGGAAAATCTAACGGACGTTCACTTATCGGTGTACGCTTACAACTTGTTAAATTCATACAACCAAACTTCTGAAGTGACTGTTCCATAGTGTCCATGCAACCTTCAGGTAGTTCGCCTGCGATACCAATTTTAAATTTATAAGTCTTTTTAGACTCTGTTAAATATTCTGCAAATGTCTTCATATCAGTTCCTTATATGTTTATTTATCCATGTTTTTCAATTTCTCAAGCAAACTGTTACGGTCAGTAACTACGTATCCTTCGCCATTTACAAGCCCAGAATCTTCATATCCGCTGTCTTTATCTTGCTTTTCTTTCTTAAGTTGCAAGTCAATCATTTTTAATTTTTTATCTAGTTTAGCAACTTTGGCATCAAGTGCCGTTTTAAGCATTCCTCCAGCCACTTCAAAAACTCTACCACTGTATCTACTCTCCACATTCATACCCAAATCCATTAGGTCATCATAAGCTGTAGTAGCCTTATCTGCAATAGCGTTGAGTTCTTTATCTGCTAATTCACCTAGTCCTTTTACAGCTGGTAATGCCGCAGTAATTTTATCAAGTTCAGCAATGTCTCTAAAGTCCTCTTGTTGATCTGCTTTGACAACATCATTAGACTTTGATTGCTCTTCTTTAATAATTTCCTGGCTTTCAGGTAAATTAAGTAATTCTTCTAGTTTCTTAGTCATTCTGGTTTTCCATTATATGCTACTATTATTTATCCTATTTTCTCTTGCCTGAGTGAAAAATGTCTTTTTCGGTTATAACTCTAAAGAAGATTTTCTTCTGTTTACACCATGCTCTAGCGGCTTCCCATTTAGCAACATTTTGGATATACTGTGCTTGACGCCATTTATCACGCCCAACATTCTCTTTCATAGTTTGATTATCAGGCTTAACTTCAATTAGTTCAACATGCGGTCTACCGTTTTTATCGCTGTACTGTATTAAGAAATCTGGTACATAAACTGTATGCTTACCTGTTAGTGGATTTCTATATGGTATCTTAACACTTTCACTTGCCCATTTACTAACACTAGGACTTTCATCGCAGAATTTCATAAATGCAAATTCCCAACTACTTCTATATAAAGGTGTTTTTGTACCTAAGTATTTTTCGGGGTACTTTAATGTATACCGACCCTGAGCAAACTTACCCATAGCATTATACCACTATGTTTCTAGTTTCTAATTTATTAGTTGCTTGGTCTACTTTGTAACCTAGTGTACTGATTTTTGATCTGTTGTAATTTAAAATTTCTGTAATTACTGTACTTAATTGTACTTGGTCAAATCCGCCAAGCGTATCTATTAGTTCAAATATTTTTACATTATCAATTTTTGCTTGTTGCATAACAATAGTTGCAACACTATTAGCACTAACTTCATCAAAGCCTCTTTTAGTAAAGAAAGCTACTGTTGCATCAACTTCGTTACTTGAAAATTCAAATGGTTCTGAATAATATTGATTAAAGAATTGTTTTACTTTAGTCGCACTATCACCTGCCTTAACTGGAAGGTTACCATACAAGTTAGTTGGTGTACTATTATTGTTAGTTGATGTGTTCTCGCCCATAAATTAATCCTATGTAAACATTGTGTTGCCGTTAGCGTTTGAAATAGCTTTTTCTCTTGCCGCTTTTTTATCTTCAAACGTTTGTGCTTCATAAGCCGCACTAATAATTTCAGGTAACGGTGATCCGCCATTATTAATATGTTCCTTCTTAAAGAAAGTACTTTTAGCTACTGAGTCAGCCGCTCCTGGATTTCCTTTTAAGAAGTTAGTAACACTACTTAGTGGATTACCAATTTTACCAGTAGCAACTCCGGCTAGTGTTGTTAAGCCTGCAACTGTAGCAATAGTACTAAAGTTACCACCCGAGCCACCTGACTTAGGAAATGCAACATTTGCCACGCCACTAACATCAATGCCAGTTGCTTTACCAATTTGGTCTTTTAGTATTCCAAATCCTTCTTGACGTAATCCTTCTTTACCTAAACTCTTAGCATTCTGTGTTATGCTAGTTGCTTTTAATACTGTACCTAAAAAGTTTGTTGGACTGCTAAATGCCGCTCCACTACTAATATCTCCAAACACATCAGCAACGCCACCTGCAATACCACCAACACCAAACACACTACTAGTTCCGCCACCGCCTAATGAATTAGGACTTGGTACTTGATCGTAATGTCCACTAGCACTACCAAAGCTCTTAGGAGCCGAACCATCTTTAACTGGTCCTCTTGCATACCATACAGTTTCGTATTGTACAGTCATGTTGTTTGCTACTGCGTCACTTGAACTGTTGTCCATAGTGTCGTGTCCCCATTCACTAATGACAGGGTTAACTAATGTAAACGCTGTGTAGCGTTTTCTTGACATTTGATAAATTTGAATACTTTCAAAGAACGGTTTAAGAGAATCGTTATCCATACCGTATCTAAAAGTGTTTGCCGCTTCACCTTGATAACCTGATCCTCTATTGTATGCCGCATTAGAAGTATTAGGATTTGTACTTCCGTCTATACTTGCATAGTTACCATCTTTAAAATAATATCTATAGTACGCTTCCCACATAGCAGTTGTTTGACCAAAGTTGTCATCGTGGAATACAATGTTAATAGGATCGTAATCTAATCTTGTTTGTAAATTTCTTTTCTTATTGTATTGATGCTTTAGTGTTGTTGCAATTTGATACTTAGGTAAGTCAACACTTTTAACAAGCATATTAATTTCTTGTGTCTTTAATTGAGGGATTAATTGTACTGCTTCAGGATTTAAATTAAAACTTACGTGATAAAGAAATTTACTTTTAGGACTTAGTCTGTGTGCGTCATCAACATATAGTCGAGCCGCGTGTGCTTGGTCGCCTAAGTTGCCTTTAGGACTTAATGCTCCACTTACTAAATTATCTAAAAACCCGTTGAGTTTATTTGCCATTGTTAAGTTGTTCCTTTAAATGCTTAACTTCAATTTCAAGTTCTTTTATTTGAAGTTCCATATTGCGTACTCTAACTACCGTGTCAGCTACTGCTGGTGGTGGTGTAAAATCTTGTACCCATTTATAAGCAAAATCTAACTTGGTTCTGTCTTGTTGCTCTTTAAGTTCTAAGAAAGCTATTCTTTCAATAACACCAAAGTACGCCCATACTGCAACCGCAGTACCTGCAATTAATCCAAGTAGAGATTTTAACGGAATCGCTAGTTCAGTATTTTCATTAAGTTTTGTAGCCATCGTTACTCTCCTGCATTAATATTTATCCTAATAAGATAAGTGCGTACAGAATAAAAAAGGATGCCAAAATTAATTGACACCCTTTTAAAGTTTCAGGAAATATTATTAACTATTAACTTGCGCCGCCGCCTGTAATAGCTGTGTTAACTGTACGTCCGATTGCTGTTCCTACGCCCGTTCCTTGTGGACTTTGGATAGCGTTATCGTAGCGTATTGCTAGTGCAACAGTTACTGGATCGTTAGTAGAGTAAGACAAGCTGTTATAGTTTGCTGACTCTAAGTAACAACCATACAATTCAAATGTCTCTAGTACACTTGCTGTATTAGCACCGTTACCACCGTCTAATATTTCAATTCTTGTAACGAATTTGTAATCGCTACCTGACGCCGCCGAACTTTGTTCGAAGAAGTCAAATTGTTTCTGTAGTTGCTCGCCAACAAGTTTCTGTACGTTGTTACTAACATCTTCACGTAAGTTAAGTGTAATTGGTTCCCAAGTATGTTTACCTGCTAGGTACACACGTGAGTTATACACATCTACTGTGATCTGTTCGAAACTAACGTTT